GGTCATCTAACCCTAAAGTTCCACCATTGATACGTTTAGTCATCGTTTCATAATCTTGGGTATCTGCCAAGTCATTTAGACCTTTCTTGTTCCAAACCCAGCCAGCACTTAAAGCCGCATATTGAGGATCAAGTAACCTATCAGGATCCCCAATAAGATCCATACCCAAACCAGATCCGCAGTTTGCATACGCTTCCTTCCCAGTCATTTGTATAAGACCTCTTCCTCTGTAGGCGTAACCCTCACCAGATTCTTCATTGCCGTTACCCATACGACCACCATAGACTTTGTTGGCTAATTTTTGAGGATTATTCGCATATTGATTAGCCACATCCAAACTAGGAAATCTACTGGGCCAAACAGCCATAAGTCTACTAGCTGAGTAATTAAGTCCTTCTTCGAGCTTCGTAAAATTTTCGGATTCATGTTGGCACTGTCCTATAAAACAAGCCTGTCTTTGGGTGGTAGAAATATTGTATTTAATGAATGTGTCCATCAATGGCTTGTACCATTTTTCATCAATACCTAAAGCTGTTAACTGTTTTGGACTCATTTGCTTTTATTCCACATATCAAATAGCGTTTTAACTTTTTCTTCTAGTACACCAATGCGAACATCCATTTTTGCCAAGGCGATGACTAAAGCAACAAAGCCAACAACCATAGGCCATATCTTTGCTAAAATATCTACCATATCCATCATTTAGTGGGTGTGGCGTTATAAATTAATTTGTCTTTAGCCTGAGACCCAGCAGAAGAACCAAAATAAAAACTAATGATTGATACCCAAGCAGTGCCAAGACTTCCTAACATAATCATTAAAGCTTGATTAGTTGAATCCACTTTGCCAGTCATTAGACCAAACAAAATACCAAAGAACCCTAAAGTAACGCCAAAAGCCAATATAGGAGGAACAATAGATTTAGTCTGAGATTGCATATCACGAGCAGAAGCACGGTCTTGAACAGCTAACTGTTCAAAGTTTAACCCTAATTCTTGAGCTGATTTTTGTAGTTCAATTTCAGCTTGTTTAATAGATGCTATCTGGTCAGAATTTAATTTGCCACTATCTATAGTGTCTTGTACTTGAGATTCATCTATTCCCAAGGCTTTTGATACCGCTGATACAGCCAAACCAGCAAGAGGACCACCAAGGCAAGTAGCAATAGTAGGTGCAATTTGTTTAAGCCATTCCATATCATTTTCCTATTTGGGTTTCGTTACTACCTTTACGAACCGTAACCTTTTCACCATCTACGTTTACTGACATAGGGTCACGATCAGCCATGCTATCTAATCTGGAGATAAGCTCTTTCATAATCTCAAACTCAGGCTTTTCTTCTTTGTCATTAGCCCCAGCTACATTGTTTAGCATAGAAATTAACGCTGTTAAAGAAGCACCTAGTAAACCCATGACAGCAGCCATTTTTGATTCTTCTAAAACAATTGAAGCACCAACACCAACAATAACAATAATGGTGATATAGATTAAGCCATGTTTTCCAATAGCTTTACCAGCTACCTCTTTTGCGGTTTCAATATAAGTTTGATTAGTCATAGTGGTTATCTTTACCTGTGAGAAGTTGGTTTAAAAACTCTTTCATTAGTACAATTCCCACCAACTACTTCCAGCGGATGATGAATTTGTAGAATATGTAGCACCAGGAGGGACAATTGCTGAACATACTGCATCCATACCACCAGTCCAACCACCCCCGTTAACGTTTGCTACTGCATTACCGTTAACATATAGATAAGATGGGTTAGTTCCAGATGAACCAGAGTGCAATTGAATATTTACCATGATTGGGTATGAACGGCTATTTGTATAGGTTTGGTTAGCTACGTTTGTGCCAGTTAAATTATGCCAAGTTTCACCTGTAATACCTAACCCTAACTTAACGCCAGAAGAAGCTAAAGATGCAGAAGTCCAAGTAGTACCATTTGAAACAAGTAAATTTCCAGAAGTACTGGGGGCTACTGTTTGAAGCGCAGAAGTGCCATTACCTAATAACACATTATTAGCAGTTAAAGTACTAGCCCCTGTACCACCTGAGGCTATGGCTAATGGTGTGGCTAATCCAGATAAAGTACCACCTGTACGAGTTAATCCTGATTCAGTTCCACCAGTAATATTAACGTTATTAGCATTCTGCGTAGCCATTGTGCCAAGAGTACCTGTTGCTGCTGTAACAAATGCTGTAGTTGCAATTTTGGTAGAGTTGTCTCCAGGAGCAGGAGTAGTAGAAGTACCCCCACCATTAAGAGAAGCTGCGCCAGTAACCCCTAGCGTTCCACCTATAGACATATTGCCTACATCTACTTGGCTACCTGTTACGCTTAAATTACCATTAACTAAGAAGTTTCCAGCTGAACCAGTTTGGGCGCTATAAAAGTTAGACCCATCACAATAAACTTGGGCTGTCACTCCGCTAGGGATAGTAATAACCGCACCAGAAGAAGCACCAATATTGACTGAATAGCCATCAGAAGTGTTGTTGTAGACAATATAAAACTTTTGAACTAGTGGAGCAATAATCTGTTTACCAGCACCGCCAGTCGTGCCTGTGGCAATAATCACCATGTTACGGGCTTCATCAGATACACCGTTTAGGTTAGTTAAAGTGTAGTTGGCGTTTGCCATGACGATGGTATCTACTCCAGTCACAGCTTGTTCCATTAGGTTCCAGTTAGTATTGGTGATGGTTCCCCATGTGCCAGAGTCCTCACCGTTAGCCATTAACTGGATTTTTAAACTATTTGAATATGACGATGCCATAATTTATCCTTAACACTTTTGTGTATTATCTACTACCGCCCAATTTGAGCTTTCATTTGTATTTACATCGCTCCAAACAACAGCTGGAGTTAATCCTACAGGCAGACTTTCATTGCGAGTACTTTTCATACTGCCAGCAAAATCAATACCACCAAAAGTTGAACCACCAAAAACTGCTATTTCTTCAATAACTACACTTACACCGCCCCATTGTGGGTTCTGGTTATCATTAATTTTAAACCAGCCAAATACACAGTTATTATCTAATACTCCAATGTTTTCGGCAATGGATTCAAGGAACGCTGCTTGGATTGAATTTTGGTCTGCGAGGTTAATATTTTCTGCAATATTTTCTGCAAACCCTGCTTGAATAAGCTGTGTGTTGGCTACTCCAGAGTTTTCGGTAACTACAAAGAAATAGGCTGAACCAATTGAAATAACATCTAGTAAACTTATATTTTCGGCAATAGACTCGGCAAACTGCGCTACGATAGCCTCAGTCTCGGCTACATTTAGAGCCTCTGCAATGCTTTCTTTAAACTGGGCCGTAATTGTTATCAGGTCTAATAGGGTTGTATTTTCGGTTATGTTTTGTAAAAAACTTGAGTTTTGGGTTGAGCTATCAGCTTGCGTGGTGTTTTCAGTCTGGCTTTCCAAAAATGCACTTTGCTGCGCACTGGAATCGGCTATGGTTGTTGGCTCAGTTTGGGTTTCTTTAAATTGAGCTAGGATTGCTAATACATCTGCAAGGGTTACGTTTTCAGTCTGGGTTTCACCAAAAGCTGATGTTTGAGTGCTGGAGTCAGCCTGACCTAAGTTTTCTACAATACCTTCAAAGAAGTTATCCTGCTCACTTTGAATATCATTTAAATTGATTGTTGATTCTGTGATGTTATCTATATAAGCACTTTGTTGGGTGCTTGAATCAAGGATGGTGGAGTTTTCACTTAGCGATACTATATAAGAGGTCCAAAGACCATCAAACGCTAACTGAGCAAAGGCTTCTCCACCATACATATTTTAGGCAGCTGCTGGTGCAGTTTCCTGTGGTGTTTCTGGTGGGTTTGCGCCCAATGAAGCAGTCAGTTTACCCAAAAACGCATCTTTACCAACTTGAAGCTGCGAAAGATTGAATTGGGTTGAAGCAATTTTACGGTCTAGGTCGACACAGTTTTCAAACAAATACTGCTGTTCTGGGGTCATGTCTTCGTAGACGTAGTTGTTACCGTTGATTGTAATAGGCGTTGTTTTTTTCTCAGCCATGTCATTCTCCTAGTTGTACTACGGTTAAAAATTACTTAGCGATTGCTGCTGTGAATGGCGTCAAATCGTTAGAACCGTAATAAGCCGCACCTTTAGCAATTTGAATTTCAAGGTGTTCTTTATTGCGCTTAACTGTATCTGCCCAATCAGCATCAGTCATATCAGCAGGTTTTCCTGCGTTGATAAGGTTTACAGAATCCATAGCTGCTTTATAGTCTTGTGCTACTTGTTGTTCTTTAGTTAGTTCCATTTTTATGCCTTTTTGTATCGTTTAATAATATTAAAAATGTGCATTAAAAATACTGCAACAAACCCAAGCCAAAATAAATATTCCATTTTTTTATGCTCCTAATTTAGCTTTGAGTTCAGTTACTTCTGCGGATAGTTCTTGAATTGCTTTAATCATTGCTGGCACTAAAACAGAAGAATCTACTTGCCAAGGCTTATCAATAGAACCATCATCTTTATCTACACCAACAACAACAGCTTCGGGTGCAACTTCATTAAGTTCTTGTGCAACTAAACCAAAATCTGTTTTTTCTTGATTTGTTTTCCAATCAAAACTGCGAACTTTTACATTAGATAATTTAGCAAGACCTGAACCAGCATCAACAATGTTTTCTTTTAATCTTTGGTCAGATAAAGATGTAAACAATGTTACAGAACCAGTAGATGTAATTTGACCTGTTGCACTTCCGTTGTAAATAAAATAAGCATAATAAGCTGTTCCGCTTGTAATGCTTGTATTCGCTACAAACATAGAAGTTCCAGAATTGCTTGCTTTAGCTGTTATGGTGTTTCCACTTCCTGCTGGTGGTGGCAATATTAACTGACCATTGTTATCCCAATAACCCCTAGGATTACCAGCACCATCAGATAACACAATGTAGTTACTTGCTGTGCGGATGTCTAGACCGCCTTGGTTGCCTGTGTAAGCGCCAAGAATGGTATTGTTTGCGCCAGTAGTTACATAATATCCTGCTCCATAACCATTGCTAGAACCACTAGAACCAAAGAATGAATTTCCAGAACCAGTTGTAAGGCTATAACCAGCGCCAAATCCTACAACGGCATTATATTGCCCTGTTGTTGCAGAATAGCCAGCATTTCCACCAACATAAACAGAACTTGAGCCTGTTGTTGTGTTGTTTCCAGCTTGGAATCCTATTGCAGTATTGCTAGAGCCTGAAGTGTTTGCAAAAAGCGCAGAATTTCCTACTGCCACATTGTTTGTGCCTGATGCAGAACTATTTTGTGCATAAGCAGCATTACCGATAGCGGTATTGTTATTGCCAGCGGCATAATAACCAGCATAAGTTCCAAAGAAGTTATTGCCACTTATTGCGCTACCAGCATAACCAGCTTGGAAACCGACAACAGTATTTTGGTTTCCTGTGGTATTTGTGTATAACGCCTGAATTCCTAAACCAACATTATTAGAGCCCGTAGTGTTGGTATTCATTGCATTTAAACCCATTGCAATGTTGTATGAGCCAGTTGTATTAGCTGGCATTGCTCCAGCACCAAAAGCAGAGTTTTGTGTTCCGCTAGTGTTTGCTTTTAAAGCCGTGTAACCAAAAGCGGTATTATAGTTTCCAGTATTTGCATAAAGAGCTTGATAACCAAAAGCATCAACAGATGAGCCAGTTGTATTACTATATCCAGCTTGATAACCTACTGCGGTGTTATTAGATGCGGTGGTGTTGGAGTTTAAAGCATATGGCCCAACCCCAACATTATAAGAACCTGTGGTATTTGCTGGTAATGAATTCCAGCCTAAGCCTGTATTAAACTGACCGCTAGTATTAGCGTATAAAGCTGATACACCAAGTCCTGTATTGTAGCTTCCTGTATTTGTATATAAAGCATTAATACCAATACCTGTATTGTCTGTACCAATTGCGTTTGAATAACCTGACCTGTAACCAAAATATGTGTTTGGTGCGCCTGTAGTATTACTATACCCAGCTTGATAACCTACTGCTGTGTTGTTAGATGCGGTGGTGTTTGAACCCAATGCTCCACCACCTATTGCAATGTTATATGAACCTGTAGTGTTTGTATAAAATGCGTAACCTAATACGGTGTTATCAATACCAGTAGTGGTGGCTGAACCAGCAGAATGACCTACAAAAGTAGATGCGTAGTTATCAGAAGCGGTGTTAAAAGACCTACCAGCAACATAACCAATAGCTGTTAAATTACCGCCTGTAGTATTTACAAACCCAGCTTGATAACCGACAACAGTTAATCTAGTTCCAGTTGTAGTTGATTGACCCGCACCACTACCAACGGCAGTATTTGTAGAGCCTGTTGTGTTTGAGGCAAGTGCGCTATTGCCTAACGCTGTATTTGTACTTACACTACCACCACCCTTACCAACAGTAAGACCTGATATAGAAGCATCATTAGCTAAAGTTAATGTAGTGCCGTTAAAGGTCATGTTGGCAGAACCAGCCAATGAGCCGCTAGAGTTGTACTGGACTTGGGTGTTTGAACCGCCAGCACCACCAATTACAGAAGAGGCTAATACCCATGTCGGAGCAGAACCATTGGACTGCAAAATATAGCCATTAGTACCAATTGCTAATTTAGATAATGCAGTGCCTGTACTGTAATACGGTAAATCACCAGCAGTAAATGAAGTTAATCCAGTACCGCCATAAGAAGTAGTAAGCGCATTAGTTAAATTTAATGTATTTGCAGTTAATGTAGTGCCGTTAAACGTAAGATTAGCAGAATCTTGCAATAGACCGCCTGTACCAGCGTAAGTGACACGACCAGAGGTTAAGCCTGAATCTGTTAACGAAGATACTGTTAAAGGACCTACAGAAGAAGGCGTGATGTTGCCACTTCCATCCAAATAAACTGCTTTTTCAGAAGGCTGGGTTACAAATACATCTTTAGTACCAGCAGTAAAGTTAACTAGTGAGCCAGAGTTAGATGAAGAAAGAACAGTAGTACGAGCAAGAGTACCGCTTGAGTAAGTCCCAAGACCTACTTCCCAATTTGGGCCACCTTGGTCAGCAATTGTGTAGTATGTGGTGTTACCGTTGCCAATCGTTGAAAAACTTTGATAGCCTGTAACAGCGCCAAGTAGAGTGGCCGATCCAGTTCCCGTAACTGCGGTAGTCTCTCTGACACGATCATTTAAAATTAATGCCATGACTTATCTTCCCATTTTTCTTTAGACCACGCATATCCTTTGTGGGACTTACGAGTTCCGTTAATGCATTTTATAATGTTAGCGTGTTGAAAACCAGCTTCTTTTAAGGCTTTTTCACCGACCAATCGGATTACTTCACCAGTCTTAATATTAGTGCCAACCCAGACCCATTTGCGTTGGTATGTATTTCCTGCAGCGTAGGTGTTGCCTTTAAAAATAACGCTGGCAGTTGCTTTTTGTTTAGCTGAAGCAGGTCTACCTACATTGTACTTATTACCTTTATGAGTTTGACGAATTTTTTCTTTAAATTCTTCTGAATGTTTTAATCCAGACGATATACCTTTATTCCAAGGAATAGAACCTAATTTAGCTAGTCTATTTTTTTCTATTTGCTCTTGGGTATGTTTATATCCAGAAGTGCCTTCACCACCCTCTGTTAAATTGGCTAGGTCATAACCCATATCTTTAAAACAAGATATAAGCAACATTTCATGGTCAAGAGCCTCGGCTTCTGTTTTCCAATGGGCTAATATTTGTACAGTCGGTTGGCCATACTTTGCAACAAATTTTTTCCACTTATCGTTTCTGTATTTTAATTGATGTGCACGCTTCCCTTGACCTTTACCTATGTAGAATAAACGGCCTTGCGGGGTAGCGTGACTATAAGTATAAAACACAAAAATGCCTTATAAATCAAGGGCTAAGAAGTGGCCGTAGTACTGTAGGTACAAGAAATCGTATCACCAGATGTCGTTGTTTTTGCTACGCTAAAGTTTCCTTCAGAATACAAAGTTCCACCAGTATTACTCTGTGTGCTTGATGCACCAGAACCCAATACCAAGAAGCAACCATAAACAGTACCGCCAGCACCAGTAATGGTGTAAGTAATTGCAGATGCAGTTGAAGAGGTTACGTTTGACGGTGTAGCACCAGTAGAAGTAGAAGAAGCAAACACGGCTGTACCACGCACTGCAGAACCGCCAACAGTGTAAGCAGTAAATTCTTTGCTAGGCACAATAGTGCTCATTACATCTGTTGCAGCTGGAGTCAATGAAGCATTAGTCAAACCAAGGTAAGGACCAGTAACACTGTAAGAGCTACCTTTTAATAAGGTATCGAGCATTAACTGTTTGCCTACGGCTACGACTAGGTTAGGAAACTCTTCAGTCCACTTAAGGTTACCTTGAGCATCACGGCACTCAACGTGCCAATAACCTTCAATACCCATAGTTTCGTTTGTGCCAGCATTGGCTTGTAATGTTGCTACAGCGCTATCGCCACAGCTTCCAATTTCTTTATGCATAATTAATCTCCAGAACTTACTACATTAGCAGCCGTATAGCTACTGATTGTCAAAATAGCAGACGAATAAGTCGCTGCTGGGAACTGCACTGTAAAGCTACTGTTGCACGTCTTATCTGAACCAAAATTCAGGACAAAACAAGCTGCTTTTGTTATGTAATTGTAGACCAAAGCACCTCTACAAGTAAACGATGCTGGACTCCAAACAGCGTTAGCAAAAGACACATAAGTGGTGTTGTATTGCTGGTTAATTGTGGGAGCCGTTGAAATAACCAAAGGAATACCACCAGCCGTATAACCATTTCCAGTTACTTCGTTCACACTGGTGTAAGCAGCAGTCGTAGGGTTTAAATTGGCATTGGCGTTATACAGGGCAATGTAATAAGTACCAGTTGTAAAGTTCTCATTACCGTTTAACAGGTTCTGAGAAAATACGTTACAAGATCCTTGAACGATCATTGTTTCACCATAATACGAGCTTGACCGTTACGATAAGCATCACCACGTTCAAGACCAGTTCCAAGACGATTAAGCTGTGCAAGAGCTTCTTCATACATTTTTTGGTAGTAAGCAACCATGTCTTGCTCACCTTTCATGAAGATCATAGCTTCACGCATAGCCCCGTAAAACAATACTGGGTCATAGTTATCACCTAACCAACTAGTACCAGTTGCGTTTGAAACCGCATTTACTGGGACTGAAAAACCGCTACCAGTAGACCCCAAAGAAGAACAAGACAATATATCTCCAGCAACATAAAAATTACCGCCAAACTTAAGGTTGCAGGAGACCACTGCACCTGAGGCAACAAGGATATCAGCAGTTGCATTAGCACCTGAACCTCCTGTTAAAGATACGTTTTGGTATATACCAT